TTTATAATTAATACCAAATTGCTTTAAAGTTTTTCTTGCCCAGTTTGCTCTAATACTATCGCTATTTGCAACCTTCATTAAATCTCTAGCACCCATCTTAAAAGTATTTGCAGCTAGATATAAGTTAAATTTGTTTGCTTGTTCAAACCCAAGTTTAGTAGCATATTTAGAGAACTTACCCATAACACCTGTTGGTTCTACACCAGATAACGCATTGACCATTGAGTCCTTAAATATACCTGTAGAACGAGCAAATTGTCTTGATTGAGGGTTAAGTAGGTCTATACCTGCTCTTAGCGTTCTAAATACACCCCATTGAGGCATTGTAGATACTAAAGTCTGTGTAAGGTTTGGTATAGTTGCAGTACCTAAACCAATCTTAGAACCAACTTCAAATCCATAATATGCGTTTAATACATCCCTCGCTTTACCTGTATATCCCTTAACTCTTTCAGCGTTACCTGTGTACATATCCAATACTTCATGCAATAACCTTGATTCATCTGTATCTTTACGACCTACCTTTTCAATAGCTCTTAATGCTTTGCTTCCATCTGCACCAAACTGCTTTGCCAGTGAAAGTCTTTTGGTCATAGTATCTAAATAATAAGGAATAACTTTTCTAGCATCTCTTTCAAAGATAGTTGCAGGTAGGTCTAGCTTTCTAGCTTTTTCAAAACTAGATTCAGGAAATAACTGATTAGAAACATCTTTTTGAAGTCTTTGTATAGCTTTACTATAAGAAGTTGCTTGCTTTGTTTTAATTAAATGATTGACTAAGTCTAATGTTTCTTTACTTTGGTCTTTAAGATAATTAGCTATGATTGCATCAGATTTATTGCCTGAGTTAATCATCATTTTCTGTACTGTAGCTAAATCATCAAATACTTTCTCAGCTACTTCTCTCTTCCATACTCTTGGAAAATAATTCTCTATATAACCTATCTTTACACCATTCTTACGAAGTTGAGATATAATATCATCTAATATTGCTTTTACCTCTGGTGCTTTGCCTGCTTCTAATGCTTGTGATAGTTGTAATCCTTGAGCTTCAGTAAACTCATCAAACCCTACTTTATTTAATCTTTCACTGTATTTACCAAATAAAGTATGCCATTCTTCATCAGCTTTTTCTATCTTTCTAAATAAAACCTTACTTTCTGGCTGAACTACTCTGTTTCTTACTTGCTTTACACCATCAACAATATTAGAAAAAACTCCATACTTAGTCTGCACATCCTTTACACCTTCTGGTGCTACACGAGGCTTACCAACAGCTTGAGTATCAATAAGTGGTCTATTAAGTGCCTCACGATATAAAAGGTCAATTTCTTTTGGTGATAGATCACGCATTGTGCGTTTTGTTTTTAATAAGTCAAAGATTGGAAACCCAGAGTAAAGTTTTATTTCACCAGTTTCTCTAAGCTCTTGTTTTAATTTCTTTAGTTGATTTAATGAGTTCTCATAAGCAGTCCTCTGCTGTTGAGTAAGATTTGGATTATCTAAGATAGTCTGAGTTTCTTTTACTGATGTATCTAATTTCCTATACTCTCTTGTCGCATTACTTGCTTTTTCAACAGCTTTACCTGTAGGATTAGCTGACCTCTGTACTTCTTTTAATTCAAATGATAATTGCTCTTGAGGTGTAAGTTTTATTTCACCTCTAGTAGTAATCGGTTGTACAGGTTCTAATTGATCTGTAGTGAATATTCTTTCACCTTTAAATTTTCTCGCACCTTTAACCGTAGGTACAGTTGTTTCAATAAACACCTTTACTTTACCATCAGGTCTAAGTTCACGAATAACTGCTGTTTCTCCTGCATACTTACCAATGCCTTTTATTCTAACTGCAGAACCTCTTTCAAATCCTGTAGTTGTTCTCGCAGGAGGTAATTTCATTGGTTCACCAAAAGGCATAACTCTAGGGTCATATGGCTCACCTACAGGTCTAGCAAATCGCAAAGAAGCTGCTTGCTCTGGCAGTTTTCTAGTTTCAGTTGTTTTTAATAATCTTTCTAAAGATCTTTTTATATCTGGATCGTAAGGAACTCCTACAGGTCTAGCAAGCCTAATAGATTCAGCTTTTTCTGGTAACAATAATAAAGGCTTTTCTTGCAAGCTCTTTGGTATCTTTTCTTTTGCACTTAAAATATTAAACTGCAGTTGTTTAGAAATGCGTTGTGCTTCTTTCTTAGAAAGATTAGGATATATCTCTGTAAGTAAATCTTCTGTGCTACCTCTAAATCCTTTTCTATTTGGAGCAGGATTAAATAAACTATGTAATCCCATAAGTGCAATCGAGTTGATTGCTTTTTCTTCAAATGTATCTCCACCCATCTCCCAACCAAGAATACCTACTGCTGTTGTACCTAATTTTTTTCCATACTTAGGAATGTGACTCAATGCACCTGCTCCACTAAATGCTAAAGCAGTAATAGAGTTTTCCATTGCTAAATTCAGTCTATCTTCTAATGTTTTTATATCAGGTCTATTATAGACTTGACCATGTACATTAAATGATAACAAATCTCTTGCAGAGTTAAATGCAAGTTTCTTTGCTGTTTTATTACCTGCTAATGTTCTATTAACCCATTCAGCAACTCTAGGAAGTTTTTTTCCTGTGTAATTAATTACTTTTGATGCTCCTGCCCCAGTTGTACCTAAAGAAAGTATAGTACCACCGATTGCACCTGCTACATCTGAAATGGTCTCACCAAGAGTTTGAGGCTCATCTAATCCCATTTCAGGATACCCTGCAAATGTTTCTCTAATTAAATTAGCTCTAAATCTATATGGATAAATTGGTAATCCTAAAAGTTTTTCTCTTGGGTCTGTAGAAAATATAGGTTCAGGAGCTGCGCCCTTTGCTACTGCCTCAGCTTGTGGGTCTACCTCTACAGGCATCTTTGCTGCTTCTGCTACAGAAATAGGTTGAGCAGTAACAGCTTCAGGTCTTTCTTCTAATACTTCACCTATTTCTCTTGGTTTTGGTGGTTCAGGAAGTTTCATCTTTGGTTGTCCACCAAGCACAGCATTAGGGTATTTTTGAATAAATGAATCCTTTATAGAGGCAGGTATAGAGTATTTCTTACCATCTACATCATATTCAATACCAGGAATAGCATTAGGATTATCCTTAAGAAAAGCATCCCTTACATCATCTGGTATATCGTATTTTTTATTTCCTACAAAGAATCTTTGAGACATACTTACTATTACCTAAGATATTGACTATACGGATCTACATCTTCTACAGTATCTACAGCAGTACCTGTCAATACTCTAGTTCTAATTGTATCTAACTCACTCGTAGCAGTTTGTAAAATTTCTTTTGCTTTATCAAGATTTTTCTGATCATCTTCTGTAAACTGACCGAGTCCTAAATCTGCATTAGCTTTTTTTGTTTCTAACTCACTAACTCTACCTGATACATCTTTAACTTTATCTGTAGCTAATTTTACTTCTCTTGCTTCAGCAGGGGTTACACCTTGATCTATTGTTCTGATTGGATCTGTAATTTTTGTAACAATAGGTTTACCTTCTTTAAACTGTATTGCACTATAACCACTCAGCGCACTGCCTTTAATTTCTGGTACAGATGCTCCAGTTATCTTAAAACCTAAGTTAGGAGACTTAGCATTTAAGTGAGTAATAACTTCATTTTTATTCTTTAATGTACCCATTAACATCATAGATTGAGTATCTCTCAATATCTTTCTATCTTCATCACTTACATCAATATAATTAATAGATTGAGAAAAGTCTTTACGAAAATCTTTAAATGCTTCTTGTTGATTTAATCTATCTTGTAAACTTCTCTCTGCACCTTCTTGCAATCCTTTTATTGCACCTTGAGCGAATCCACCTGCAAAGGCTTGTGCTGCTGTTGGTCTTTTCTTTGTTTTAAATTTAAAAGCCATTATTTACTCCTAAGTTTGACTTGGTGTTAATGCGTTAGTCAATGCTCCACCAATCACTCCACCTACTGGCCCACCAACTGCAGTCCCGATTGCTGTACCTGCGGCTCCTAAGATACTTTCCCACCATTCTGGTTGTTGATCTATACCTGCTTGTATCTGCGCTCTAGTAGTTTCTTCTCTCATTAATGCTCTTGCCATTTGGTCTTGTATCTGCTGTTGTGTTTGCTGTAAACCTGCCATAGTAGTAGCTTGACCTAAAGCTAACTGAGGAACTCTTTGTAATTGTTGTGCAGTTTGCGCTTCTATACCTGTAAGCCTATCTAATAAACTTCTTTCTGCTCTTTCTTGAATACCAGGAGTAAGAGCTTCTAGTGCTTGAGCTTCTCCTCCTGCACCTAAAATACTACGCTCTAATTGACTCATCAGTTGTCCTGTTTGTCTAGCACCAACTCTTTCAGCCATTTGTCTTTGTGCAGCTCCAGACCTCCTGATAAGACTTTCAAGTTCTCCAAGTTGTGCTTCAGTCTTAGCTTCTGTTTCTTCAAGTTGTTGCCTTCTACGAAACTCTTCTTGTCCTCTTTGAGCTTCTTCTAAAGTTTGATATACTCTACCATCTTCAGTTTTAAATAATCCAGTTTCTGGATCTCTAACTACACCTGCTTGTTCTTGCAATGCTCTAGATCTTCTAAACTGCTCCATTAAACTTTCAGTCATAGAGTCACTTATAAAAGGTATGTTTTCAATTTCAGATAATGCTTGCCTTTCTTGTTCTGACATCCCTGCAAGCCTAGCAAATCTTGCACGCATTTGTTGCTCTAAGGTCTCTTTTGTAATATCAGGTAAAGGTGACCTTCTAATCTTTAAAATCTCTTGTTCTAATTGTTGTTCATCCATTTTACAAATCCTTTGCTTTCTTTATTTCAGAGAAATGCCACTCTTCATTTAGCTTTACAGCTAAGTAGAACTTACCATCTTTTGTGCATATTCCCATATCAGTATCTTTCCCTTCTCTGGGACTAAAAAAACCTTGTTTAAGGTTAAATATTTTATCTTGCTTACCATCTGTAAGTGTTTCAATCGTTTCTGACATTATGGATTACCTCCTTCTACATCGTAATCTATATCTATGCCATCTATTCTTACATTACTTTCTACACCATAAATTTCTATCTCAATACTTTTAGCCAACTCATTTATTCTACTTGAATGTGTTTGTAAGGTAGTATGTTCAATCATTTCTTGTGTAATAGAAGGTGTATCACTGCCATCTAAATAAACTTTGTAAGACATAGCAGTTCCAGTACCACTACCTTTGTAAGTAATATGCAGTTTTGTAAAGCGTTTAAACTGATCAGGTAATCCAAAATCAAATCTTTTTGTTTTTAGTAGCATTGTAGAAGTTGAGTCGTTAGAAGTGCTGCTAAATAAATTTGTTACTTTTTTTGTTCCATTATTAAATGTCTGTAATTCTTGAGTTTCATCTAATACAAATTGACTTTGATATTGTCCTGAAAATCCACTGAACTTAGACCAAGATTGCGTATCAAAGTTGTACGCATACATTGTTGTAGCATCAAAATCATAATTGACAACTAATGTGTTTATATTACCATGATACCCTAAAGACAATGCACCTTCATTGACATTTAAACTTAAACCTTGATAGGTATCTCTAATTAGTAAAGACAATTCAGATATTTCTAATCCTCTAAGTAGGCTTACTTGCTTATTATCAGCAAAACAAATACCATAAGGTGTGTCTATTACTGCGTGTTTATGTAGACATCCATTACCTGCTATATGTCTTTCTAAAATAAAATTAACGGATTGTGCGCTTTGTATTCTATAGATATATATGTTTCTTGTTTTAAATACATATAATCTATTCTGAAACGAATGCAACGCAGTTATTTCATCACCATCATTCTTACCAACATCAACAAACTTTGTTCCAACCACGGCTTCATCGAGCTTAAAGTTATCAGTAAAGACAATGCGATTCTTTTCACGAATTGTTTGGTCGTTCTCATCTTTAAAATCTATATTCCCATAAAATGCTTTGTTACCTACTACTGTTGCTGTATTCCATTTTATCGGCTTTAGTCTTGTTTCTGCAGCTCTACCTGTAAGAGAATTATAGGTTGCGAGCTTTAATCCGTCATTAGGAAGATACCAAGTTGCTAACTTATCTGTTGAAACTGAACACACAAAAGCATCTTTGTGATTCCACGGATAGTCATCAATTGGTGTGCTAAGTATATCATAACCTTCACCTCTCCAATTACCCCACGGTACTAAAGTAGAAGATACTCCTGTTCTAAGTGTAGTTCCACTAACAGATTTTATGTTTGCTATAAATGTAGTTGGTTTTTCCAATTCAGCAGCAAAATCTGACAAACTTGTTTTATCGGAAATATTATCACAAACAATAACTGCTTTATCTGCAACAAAATTAGAATTAGTAAAATCCCATGCTCCATTGCCTGATAATGTATTTTCATTGTATTCATTGTTTGTATGTGATAAATCATGTGCATCATTAGTGGTTGCACCATATGGCTCTAAACAAGGTATCCAAAAACCAGGATTAGATACAGTAGATATTTGACCACGAATAGCAGTAGTTACTGAAGAATCTTTTGCTCTTGGATCATCTGAAAAACCATCTTGTATATCATAAGTAGTAACTAAGTACCAGTCTA